AACTTCTTTATAAGTTCCGCCTTGAGCTTTCCAGATAGTAGCCTCATCAATTGCTGCTGTTGCTTTTACTATTCCGCTTTCGTTTGATAATACAAATATTGTCATAATTTCTAAGTGTTTGTTTCTACAAATATAAGCACTATGTTTATATCTCACAAGTTTTAAACAGTTTTTTTTTTATTTTTTTTTTGATGCAAAGAAAAAGCCTCCATTTCTGGAGGCTTAGACAAACAATTATAAAAACCTAACTAAATTATGAAGTACAAATATATCAATAAAAATGAGTTAATCTAGCAACTTGCCCAAATTCTTTTGAATGTATAAACGCTTCTACTGCTTCTTTGCTAATATATCCGTTTCTATGATGCCAAGAATCCGCTGGGCTTGGACTTCTTAGAGTCTCTACTGTGATATTGATAAAATCTTTACTCGATTTGTGATGAACATGATGAGTATAAAAGTATCTATGCTCTGCGTCTGCCCAATGTTCTTTGGCTTCTACACTCATAAGACTACCTAGATTGTGTTGCTTTGCTCCGTCTCCATGAGTCGTTCCAATTAACGAGTTACCATATACTGAGTACTTACGATGAGCTATCGAACAGTCAAATGTAATATTCTTAGAAGTGTGAAAGTGTGCCTCTATCGTTTGTGCTAAGAAAAACCCAGACTGATAGTCGTGATTCGATGGATTAAAAATAAACTCAACATCTGCCACTTGCATAAGCATTTCTAATATGTCTATGTATAGCTTCTTCGCTGTTAGAAACATATCGTACCACATACCAGAAGTATCTTGAGGCGTTCCGCTTGTTGTGGTTCGTCTAGGAGTATCGGTGTGTAGTATGTCGTTCCCTCCTATAAACATGATTTTGTCAATGTTGAAACCGTTAGATTTGTCTAGTAGACCTTCAACTCCTTCAATCACTCTCTTTACTGCTATGTTTTGGTCGTAGTCTGTGCCAGTTTCATAAGCGGTACAAAGTTTACCAATATGTATGTCTGCTGGGTCTATGATTAACAAGTGTCCATCTTTAGACTTTTTACGTTTTATGGTTGGATATTTAGGCGCATAGTCTCTGAACTCTTCTAGAAGTTCATCTCGCATCTTCTCAATACCTATTTGCTCAGGAGTCTTATAATTAGGATTCTTAAAGTATAGACTAGCATCGTCTGATTTAATCCAGCCACTTTTAACGCTGTCAACATCTAGTCCAGCAGCTTCTGCCTCGTCTTTGATTCTTCTAAATTGTTCAAGTACTTTAACCTCATCCTCTCGAAGTCTGTAACGTCTTGAACTTTTACTACTTTCTTCAGCTCTTTCGTGAGCTGGTTTGTTAGTTCTTTTGTCTCGTTTTTTCATATAGATAAATTATTATAATTCCCAGCAATATAATAATAAAAATTGACTTGTTCCATTTCTTACTGTCTGCCTTTGCTATATGCTTTGCAGTTTTCTTATCTTGAAGCTCTAATTTATAGTCTCTTTTGTCTTCTGTTTTCTGCTTTCTGTATTCTCTTCGTTTGTCTTTACGAGTAATATATCGAACCTCTCCTTCTTTAGTTATTACCTTCTCAATAATCTTAGTAATTTCTATGTATACAGTATCGTTCTGTATGTAGTTACTATCTACTACTGTATTGGTTTGTACTGTGTCGATTGTTTCTGTGAATGTCGCACCCTTTTTAATAGCTTTGTTGGTGTGTTTCTTAGCCTTGTTTATATGGTACTGAGGACTACACGAAGCAATTAGCATCGTTACAATTAATATGTATCTCATAGCTGTTATTTTGGTGCGTATTCCTTAGAGAAGTTCTCTAGTCTTCTTAGCCATCCTCTTAGAAAGCGTTGGTTATTGGTGTACCTTTGTCTAGCTGTTTGGCTTTTAGCGTTTCTAGGAGTAGTAATGTAGTGAAAAAATAAACGTCTAGCCTCTACGCATTTTGCGAAAAGTTCTTTTTCATCTGCTTCGTTTATTGCTGCTAGTGTATTCTTTCCTATGATACCATCTCTAGAAACTCCTAGAACTCTTTGCATTTGTTTTATAGCTGTTCTAGCACCAGAACCCCAAGCCCAAGATACCAAACAGTCTGCAATGCTTTGTAGTTCTATATCATCTCCTTTTACAGCATCCCAGTATTTAGACTTGAAGATTAATCCCCAGTCTTCGTGATTCATTTCTAAGAATCTTTCTACCTCATCTTTGCCAAATACTCCTACCCAAGCCTTGTAAGTTACTCCTTTGTTTGTGTGAATACCATCTACTCCGCAAGTGTAACTACTAGCTGAGTCTTTAACGTCTGAACTTGTACCGCCTTCCCACTTGTAAAAGAAAGGAACTATATTGTTATGATTTGCCATTGTTCTTTTTTATTGATTCGTAAATATTACCACCAGCTAGAAAAGACAAAAATGTTAAAAGTTCAGCCAGTACAAACTCGAAGTTTTCGTAAGTTGTATAGATGAAGCATAGAGGAGTAACTAATATAGTAATCACATAAAGAAAGACAGCCCTTTTAGATGACCTCTTTACAATTACAGATATATGTCTAAATAGTTTCCTCACTCTTTTAGCTTCTTCTTTTTTATTTTGTTATCTAATATTTGACCTTTAATTCTGTGATACAAAAATATTGCACCACCAATAGCAAGAGCAAACTGTAAAAAGTTGTTTATGTCATCAAATGTAAGCCACTCGTAAATCTTTATGAAACCAGTAGCAGCCAGAGAGAATATCCCTCCTATGTTTGCCTCTTCGCTATTCATTAGGTCTTTCATTAGATTTCGTATTGCTTCAAGCCGTCTAAAGCTCTTAACATTAGGTTGCCTTCTCCTTCGTAGTTTAAATTTTCTACTGGGATATTTGCTAACTCAACTCCGTATAGTTTAGCGTTTTCTGTTTCTAGCGTTACGTTTAAGCTAATCTCGTTACGCAAAGCATGAACTATAATAGAATCAGAATCTACTGTAATTGTAGGCTCTACTATTTCAGAGTTAAATTGTGGAAATTTGTAAGTTGCCATTTTTTATTTTTTTTAAATTATGTTAATGTTGTTCCTGTAACTGTGAATTCTCTAACAGGTATATAGTTGGCTGTTTGAGTCTTTGTTTTGTTATCTATTTCTATTGTAAAACTTTTAAGTATCATCGCTTGCGTTGTCGCATACGGTGTAGTTGTTGAACTCCAAAAGTTACTGACTATATAAGCATAAGTTAATTCTGTCCACGGATAATATTCAAGACCTTTATTACCGCTCACTCCCATATTCATCAAAGACCAAAGTTCGTTAATGTTTGGCAATCTCCAGCCACTTGTATAAGTTCCTATTGAAGTAGATAAAGCGTTGTCTATTGCTACATCCCAAGTAGTCCCAGAAAATGCGCTATCTCCATATCCTAAAACAGTTGTTCCGTTATAAGTACTCCAATCAATAATTATTTGATTCGTGTAAGTCTGACCGCCCAATTCATCCGTAAATCGTTCAGTTGTACCGAAAGGATTTGCAGAAGCCAAAGTTAAAAAGTCTGTTGCCCTACCTTTCTCTAAATCTCCATCATCGCCAGTACGATAAGATACTGTTTGATTTGTTTTCATTAAATCTGCTCCTATTGGAGCTGCTCCGCTACCGCCCGAAGCTGGATTAAAACCCGTATTCTCTCTTAAGAAAGTTCTTAGAGTTGCCTCAGTATAAGCTACTGCTGAATCGTCTACCCAGTTAGTAGAATCTGCATAAGATATAATTAACTGGTCATCCTCAATAAGTCCCTCAGTTAATCTAAATACGCTGTTATATTCATCGTAAACTGTCTTACCTATTGGAAAGAGTCTTGAGTTGTCATCTGCATCTACTGTTACTATGTAGTTTCCAGACTTGTAAATTTCTTTTGCCATTGTTTTTGTGTTTATATTTTTATGTTAATGTTGTTCCGTTTACTGTGAAGTCTCTTACTGGGCAAATATTGTATGTGTTTGTTAGTGACGTGTATCTAATTCCACCAGTAAAATTTTGTGCATAATATGCGTTAGTTGTTGAAAAGCTAAGTCTGGTAGAACTCCATAAAATAGAAGATTGACCTCCACCAGTTTGTAATGTGAATGGAAAATAAGCTATAAGTTTGTTGCCAGTTACTCCATGATTAAAAATGTTAAACATTTCATTAATATTTGGAAGTCTCCAGCCGCTTGTAAAACTTCCAACAGACCAAGCTAAAGCTGTATCTATTGCGTCATTCCAATTATAAGTTAAGAATGTAGCATCTCCATAACCTAAAACAGTTGTTCCGTCATAGGTTGACCAGTCTATGAATATTTTATCACTGTATACTTGCGTACCTAAAACGTCAGTAAATCGTTCAGTTGTACCGAAAGGATTATTACTTGCAAGAGTAAAAAAGTCCGTTGCTCTACCAGCTTCTATGTCTCCATCATCTCCAGTTCTATAAGAAGTTGTTAATCCGCTCTTCATTAAAGTAGCCCCAACAGAACCTCCACCACCAGACGCTTGTGCTTTTATATAATAAGTCTCTTGTACCATGCTATAGTTTCGTTGCGTTTAATCTTATTACAGCAGCTATATTAACGTCTACTGTTATTGCTCTTCCAGCTACGATAGTATCTCCTAAAGTGTAAGCAGCTCCAGCAACTTGTATTGTAGTAGTTGGTACAGCTAGAATATTTGTAACGCTATCAATGGACATTTCAAAAGGTGCGTAAAAATCAACAGTTTGAGCGTCTACCAATTCAACTACAAACTCTGGCTTTGATTGTATGTAGGTTTTTACATCAGCAGTACTAGCTTGAATAGTAGTAAAAGAAGTGTCTATATCTCCTTGAGCTACTGCAAATAAATCTGTATCCTCTAAAGGTGTACCAGTTGGTAAGTTACTTATTCTGCTGTCTGCCATTGTTAATCTTTTTTATCGCTTTCTTTAGCTTAATTATGTTCTTCTTTTTTACTTTGTACTTAATCATAAAAACCAGTTCGTAAAATTAACGTCTTTGTCTGGGTACATATCTCCGTTACTGTTAGTGTTGTATTCTGGATATAACGTAGAATTGTTACACATATAATCTGTAAATCTCTTAGCGTAGTGTTCTGCTATGCTTCGCTCTTTGTTTACTAAAAAGTCTACTTCGTTTTTCTCTACTGTTTGCGAGTTCTCTGAGTTGTGTTTATACACTCCCTTGTTAGCGATTGTGTAAGCTGCGAAAGGTAAGTATTCCACCATTCCGAAATGTATAACCATCGGCTTAATGTAGTCAGTCACAAGTGTCAAGTAATTACCGCTAAGAGTACCAGCTACTATGTCATTATTAATCTTATCAAATAAATCAGTACCGAGATAATTTTGTATATGTATATCTTGAGCAATCTTTACAAATTGGATGAACTTATCTGTATCTACATTCCCATTTAAAGCTGTGAACTTTGCAATGTCTTTTGTTGTTATAAATAGTGCTTGTGCCATGTTATCTTACGTCTGAGGGTAAATTTTCATTGTTAGGACTAAAGCCTTTTAACGGCATATCGTTTGGCTTCATAGAAACCTCTCTTTCATTTACTGGATTGTATCCGAACTTTCTAGCTTTGCCAGTACTTACAGTTGGAGCTAATGGACTGTTAGCGTCAATCGTTCTGGATTTAGACATATAAGTACGTCTTTCCCACTTATGACGGCATCGAGGCCCGCCCTTATATAACCAGATTGAGTACGTATCCGCTCCGAACTCTCCAAAGCCTTTGTTTACTACTTGAGTTCCTCCCTCCTCAGGAGTTCCCATCATCATAATGTCCTCTTTTCTGTAAATCTTATTTAAAGACATCATCTTATTACAGAACTCACGCTGTCCAGAGCCTTCTCCTACATACTTGTACCTTACTTTAAAGTAGTTACCGTCCACTTGCTTGTCTTGTGCGCTCTGTGCGTTCGGTCTAGCCGTTCCAGTACTCGCCAATTTAATAAGTGCGTTTTTAACTTTGTCGATTGTAGACTGTCCGAAGTCATTGAACTGCTTGTCTAGCTCTTCCTCTTCATCGTAGTTAACCTCTCTTGAGTCGATTAACTCCCAGTCTTCGCTTTCCTCTTCTCCTAAAGTGTCTAAGAAGCTGGTAAGCTTAGTGTTTTCTTCTAATACTGTTTCTGCTTCTTCTCTTGTCTGTAAAAGATTGAGATTCTCAAAGTATAGTTTTAAAGATATTCCGTTAAATGCTAGTATCTCATCAATTGCATCTATTAAAAGTTCTTGGTGTGGTTTTACCGTTTGATTGTAAAAGAACTTTGTAGCTACTTCAATCTCATCTCCATTAGAACTGAATCCGCTGTTTGCTGTCGTTATTCCTACAATCATTGGACTAACTACGTTGTGGTTATTTAGTATCTTAGCTTGTGCCTCAGTACTCAAATAAGTGTAGTGTTCTGGTGCGTTGTTTAGTGGTATATCTTCAACTGTTGTTTTCTCTTCTTGGTTGTCGTTAAAAGCTATAATCACTTTATCGCCTTGCGCACCAGTTAACTGTCCTTTTACTTTGTTAGCTATCAGTCTCTGCTGCTCTTCGCTTGGAGTACCGCTGTTAAAGTTGACTACCTTAGTTCCAGAGAAACCGTTTTGAGTGTCGTTAATTAAGTAGTTGCTTATCTCTTCCTCAAGTACACAATAAGGAATACACGCTTGGTAGTCTACCTCTGAGAAGTATTTTAGGTCAATTGAGTCTTTACCGTAAACCAAAAACTCAATAGGCTCTTTTGAAGTTCCGAAAGCTGGTATTCTTTTAGGTGGAAACTTTTTAGTATCTGACCAATTATCTGAATAGTAGTAAGCCTCTATCTCTCCATCTTCGTTACATTTTGCTGGGCGAACGTGCTTAGTCTTTACAGCTTCCACTCTAATTACCTTAGTATGCTTTTCATCGAAAATACATTGTAACACGCCACAGCCTAGCATATACTCATTTAAGGCTAAAGCTCGTAACGTCTTAGGCTTAAAAAGTGATTTCATTTGTGCGAAATCGTTTGGCTTTTTTGAAGCGTTTGAAGCGTTCAATCCTTTGCCGTAAATCAACCGAGCTACGTTATTGATAATTGAGTTGTTCGTAGTACTGTTTTTGTATCGGTCAATCAAAAACTCGTAATGGTCATTATTGACTCCGTATTCTATCCAGTCATTTTTAGAATCTTCTATAATTTCTGGCTGTGAATAGGTCGAAAGTTCTAAAATATGTATGTTCTTTTTGTCGCTCATTAGTCAATAATTAC